GCTAATGCCGCCATGATTTCTGCTTCTACATCGATACCTTGTTGTGCTTGAGCATCTTGTGCCGCTTCAAAAGTCCATCTTGCTGATAGTTTTCTGCTTTTCGCTTCAACTGCCTGCTTTAGGATTTGAATTGACAATCTAGAACCCGCTGTACCTTCTTTAGAAGCAGTTGTACCTGCTCTTGTAGAAGACTGATCACCCGAGTATGCTTCTGCGATTTTGAATGGAGATAATGCTTCTTCACCAGCAGTTGTGTTTGTAGCACCACCTGATGTTGAATCTGCATATCTGATTCTTAGTGTGTGGATCTGTCCAACCGGACCAGTCATTGGTTGTACACCAACGATCTCGTTCGCTATAACAGTAGGCATAACCCTACGTATTACTGGAAGGATAACCCTGTTTAACGTAGCAACGTTACCTGCAGATGTGGCACCAGCAGTTGATTGTTCTGCCAAGTATCTTTTCGTGTTTTCTAACACGACATCCATAGTTTTTTTCTTGTTACCCGCTAAACCTTCGGTTAGGGCCGCTTTAGTTTCGCCCCATTTTGATTCAAATATATCTGACATTTGTATCTTTTCCCCTTGTTTAGTTGTTATATACCCGCTAATTTACGGATATTTGTTAAGTCAGCATCTTCCCTTTGTGCTCTGTCACCACTTGATTCAGAAATAACTTGTTTTCCTGTCTCAACTGGTTTATCAGCCATCACGTGTGGTAGATACTTGTCGAATGAACTTTGAAGTTTCGCTGTTTGAACTGATTCTAACAACTGACTCATTACTTCACTCTTTTCTTTGCCCAATGGTTTGAGCATCTCGGCCATCTTTTCCTTACGTTCCATCAAGTCTGCCTGTCTTTTGGACTCGGCTTCCTTCGACTCAATCACCGCTTGTTTCTCTTCGATAGCCTTCTCAGCGTTTTTTAACTTCATTGTAGTTTCATCCACAACTTTCATTAACTTCGCGGACTCAGATTTCTCATTTAAGTAAGAATTCTGATACTCTGAAGCGAACGCCTCGAATATTTTCTTGCCAAAGTTGACTTCTCTAGCCGCTGTGATGTCTTCCTTAAGAGCTTTTAACTCTTCAGCAAGTTTTTTGTTAACAGCAGATTCTACAACTTTAGCAGATCTTGTTATGAAAGCCTCTTTCATCTTAGCCATTTGTTTTTTGGCTTCGGCTACTAGTTTGACTTTCGTTTCCACAACACCTTTTTTGTCTTCATGGAACTCTTTAATTTCTTTTGCAAGAGCGTTAACTACGAACTCTTCCATTTTCTTAAAGTTTTCATGAACACCTTTTCGGTCAGTGTGTAACTCTTTTAACTCCTCATTCAATTTAGAAAGGATAAAACTTTCTAATTTTGCAGAGTGTTTGCCTACGTTTTCTTTGTAAGCGATTTTTTCTTGTGCAAGTGCTTTTCTGTCCTCGACAAATTTAGTGATTTCCTCAGATAATTTCTCAGTCATCATTTTGTCGATAGCCTCGATCATGTTTGCTTTGTCGTGTTCGTATCTTTTAGCAAACTCTTCTCTTAACTCAGCGCCTACAATTTCTTTGTTTTCTTTAATTTTCGAATCCCAAGCCTCTTGGATGCCTTTTTGCACATCTTCCGAGATTGCTCCAGACTCTACTAATTTTGATATTGCGTCTATCATGTTATTTCAGGTCCTTTATTATGTTTGTTAGTGCCTCTTTGAGGAACTTTTGTGCTTTTGGGTCATTTCTAACTTCAGCCGCCAGTCCTTTTGCCATGTTACCACCCTTTGTATTCATTAGGTGTTCGTAAATTGGCGTAGGATAAGCACCCGGTGCCGAAGGTTGGGCAACAACATCGACTGTGATGATCTCGAAGTCTGAAACTTCACCGCTTCCGTATTCGTTCATGTTTCCAGAACCTCTACTTGAAACGCCTAGTTTCACACCCGATTGCAACATAGTTTCGACAAGTTTGCCCATCGGTGTTGGTAGGATTTTCATCTTACCGTATCCATTTGGTCCGTCCATCCACATTTCTGTAATCATGTGAGACACACGGTCCAAATTAATTTTTAAATCATCTGGGTGATCTACTTCACCTAACACAGAGTATCCAGAACTAATCTGATCGTTTAGTGTTTTTGTCGCTTTTGCGATTTCTGACACTGGGTAAACTCTCTGATTAGCATTCTTGATCCCACCTTGAATGCAGATGCCCTTCATGTACAAATCCTTACCGTCTTTTCCCTCGTGTAAGATCTGCACTCTGGCCTGATCGAATGTTAGATTCTCTCTTAGGTATAGTGATGCCATCGATGACCTCCTTTAATCAACAATTATTTCTGAGAATTAACTGGTGATTTAGCAGATTTGTCTGAACCGTCAGCAGTATTTGCCTTCTCTTGCTTCTTGTATGAAGTAGATTTTGCTTTTCCGCCTGTGTTCTCGAAATCACTCATTTTCTGTGCAGTTGGAGCCGGTCTTCCTTTTTCGTCTGCTCCGCCTTTGGCAATGTTAGCACCGCCATGGCCCATTTTTGTACCTGCATCATTTACTGGTGATTTTTTGCTATCTGCATGGTCGGCTGTGTCCGCTTTGACAGGATTTTTGTACTCTTTCATCTTCTCTTTCTTATCCATGTCTTTTTTGCCTTCCATTTCAACTTCTGGAGTTAACTCTGGTGCAACTTCAGGTGCTAAAGATTCTTCTTCTTTCTCTTCTTCACCGTCTTTTTTGCCCATCATTGCTTCGAATTCTGCTTTTAATTCGTCTAAAGCGTCTTCTAAGTCAACAACTCTGTCTTCCATGTCTTCTTCGCCTTTGTCAGCGTCCATGTCTGCTGGCATTTCTTCGCCTTTGTCTGCATCCATTTCGCCTTCTTCTTCAGAAGAGATGTCTTTAACCAATTCGTCAGTTGCGTCACCGCCTACTTCTTCGATTGATTCTTCTTCAGTTGTTTCAGACTCTTTTGCTTCGTCTTCGATTTCTACAACTTCGTCGACTTGCTCGTCTTTAGACTCCTCAGAAGTTTCTTCAACTTTCTCATCTTTTGCTTCTTCTGTAGTTTCTTCTACTTTTTCTTCAGCAGTTTCTTCTACTTTAGCCTCATCAGATGCTTCAGTTTCTTTAACTTCTTCTTTAGCGTCTTCTTTTGATTCTTCTTTTGCCTCAGCAGTTACTTCTTCGTCTGCTAGGTTTTCGTAGATGTCTCTAGATTTTTCAACTACGATTTCGTGAAATAAAGCCTCTGCTTTATCGTTTTCTTCGTTAATTAGTAATTCTAATAACGACTCAAATTTATTGTTTGACATTTTACACGTGCTCCTTGTTTTATTGTCGATTTGTACTTATAAGTGTTTGTATTTACTGTAAAGGCCTAAAAACGGCGGTATAATTGGCGTAAAAAGACGTATTTTTGTTACTTTTTTAATTGCAAACCAAATTTTGTGACGAATTCTTCGATAGTTGGATGATCTATCTGTCCTGCCCACGCAAGGTCTTTGGGTTTGAACCATCCTTCAGGTATAACTCTATGGAATTTGACGTCTTTAAAATCCTGTACGCAACGTTTTGTCTGATTCATCCAGTTGCCATAGAACGTTGCTTCGTCCTTTGACTTTTTGTAGTTCCTTGTGTCCTTGAAAATGTTGTTGAACTTGAACCTGTTGTTGTCACCGTGCCCACGATAGTCGAATCCAAGTATGTAGATCTCCTTGAAACCATGTTCACAGGCCATTCTAAGTGCGGTTGGGCCGCTTGACCACCCTAGGCTTGGTCGGAACCAGTTGAAGTGATCCATTATTTTTTGATTTTTGTTGTACTGGGCATTGAAGTTTGACCACACTTTATTATGTTGTGCGTAGTCAGTTTCTGCTATTTCGAAACACATCTTTGGGTCAACCGCTATTAGAAAGTCTGGTCTATGTGTTCTGTAGACACCGTTACAGGCATAAACTTTGCCTAACTTCTTAAGATCATCGATATCGATGCCCTTACGTGATTCACCGTTACCTAATACGAACGCTATTGATGACATTATAACTCTAAGTTATCGTCTGTGGCAGGTTGTCCGTACATTTTTTGGACAAAAACTGCTTCTTCCTTTTGCTGAGCATCGTGGGCCTCTGATGCAAGTCTCATTGAGTTGATATCTTTCAAAGATAGTCTAGTTTTTCTTGTGTCTTCGGAATCCAAAACAGATATATCGTGCTCAGGCTCATAGGTTTTGTCCTGCTCGAACCCGTCTGCTGTGTATGTAAAGAATTCCATTAGTTTCATAATCGTATTTAACCTTAAACTTGGCCTCCGCCACCTGTACCGCCGGGTGTTCCACCGCCTCCACCTTGTCCACCTGGTGTTGTTCCTGGCTGTCCTGGTTGTGGTTGTCCTGGTTCTGGTGCTTCTGCGTCTGCTGTTGGCTCTTCAAATTGATCTAAGTCACTCGAAATACCTGATTGTGTAACGCCTGCACTACGCAACTGGTTGGATTTTGTTTGTTTCTTCTGAGGCACATTGTTTTCTTCTGCCCATAATTCAGCGTTTCTTGCCATTTCTTCTTCACTTAAACCTAGATATCTTTTTAGAGCAAATCTTTTACTCATGTAAGGCAGTTCTGCAACTGCTGTGAACGTGTTTACCCTTGCTTGGTCCATTTCTGTCTGTCTGTACTGTGCAAAGTTTTGTGGTGGGTTCAATTTTATTTCAAACATGCTGTTGTCTATGTTATAACCTTTTCCTTTGATCCATAATTTGAACTCTTCGTCGAAAGTTGAAGCCAACATGCTTTGTAATCTTGCACAATACTTGTTGAATCTCAATTCTTGGATGTATGCAGTGCCTACTCTACCATCATTGTACTGTTGCTGTCCGTCTTCTGCACCAGTTGGCAAGTAAGAACTAGGAATTCTCAAACCTCTGAACAGTTTATTAGTGAAAAATCTTAAATCATCTATCTCGCCTAGGTTAGTACCGCCCGGTAGTGTATCAACTTTAGATCCTCTTCCTTCTGCTGTCTGTGGGAAGAAGTAATCTTCGTTAATTGACATTGGGTTGTATGTGGCGTCTATGAAGTTTGCACCACCTGATGCACTTGGAATTCTTCTTTGATTTATTTCGTTTTTGACTCTCTCAACGAATTGCATAGCCAAGTGTGTTGGCATGTTACCTACATCAATATAGAACACTCTTCTTTCAGGTGCTCTTTGGACCCTGTAAATGATTATTGCATCTTCTAATAATTCTTTTTGTTTGTAAACTTTGAAAACTTGTTCTAAAACAGACTGGCCAAATGGAAATAGGTTGTCTAAACCATCAGACATTGACATATGAATCACGTGTTCTGCATTTATGTTGTAGGCATTCATTGTTTTGTAGAATCTGCCGCCTGCGTTTGCACCAGCAAATCCTGACATGTTGGCAGTTGCCCCTGCATTGGCATAACTTTGACCGTATGCCGCTGTGCCACCACCTGTTGTTCCGCCGCCACCGTAAGTTTGGTTCGGTGTAATCTGTGTAGCACTCAATCTTTGTAGGTTTGGGTTGATATCTCTTATCACATATTGTTCAGGCTTCTTGCCTTCGGATTCGTTGACAACAATTCTATCAACTTTTGCATTGTCTATGTATAACCATTTGTGTGTTTCTGGATCTCTTACAAAGAAACAGTCACCATATTTCAGTGCGTTCCTGAATATTCTAAAAATTCTTTTGTTAAATTTGTTTGATGCTGTCCATTGTTGAAGTGCTTTCTTTAGAAGTTTCACTTCATGTTCTGTTGTCTCATCTTTGAACACAAGATCAAACGGAGTTTCGTTCTCTGTGTTTTTCTGTGTTGAAAATTCTGCAAGTATATCCAGTGCCGCATTGATTTCTGAATCTGAATCCATTTGGTCATACTGGAAATATCTCTGTATTCTGTTTGGGTGTCCTGTGTAGACATCTGGAAGATAAGAACTGTAATTTCTCTTCGCAAAGTTAGGAACTTTTTCTCCAGATATTGGAGAAAGGTTAGCGTCTTTAAAATATTTTTTCCAAGCCATATGTTATTTTACAATCTTTTCCTCATTTCAGCAACCTAAACTATGCCAACTTGATTACGGTCTTTACGTGCTGTTGTTTCAACGGCTTTCAATGCCCTAGATTCCACTGCAACAAGCGTATTTACGCCGTTTGCCACACTTGCCAGGCTTTGATTGGTGTTGTTTAAGGCAGTTACCATTGTGTTCATTTTACTTTCCAGCGCCTGTGTATCAAATATGGTTTTAAGATCGTTGTTGGCTGTGACAGTTGATTTGGTTCCTGCCGTTATCATTTCTGGTCCTGCCTCACCTGTGAGGTAAGTTTTACCAGCATCCATGCCTCCACCAAATTGTCTTCCGTTCTTGTTCATTGCAAGTCCCAATAGACCTGCACCCAATCCTAGTCCGCCACCTATAAGTGTACCAACTCCTGGGATCATAGATCCGATCATTGCTCCACCGGCCATGCTTGATAGCACTCCCATTGCTTTGCCACCGGCCGTTTCTGCGGTGCCTGCCTGTGCGGCTCCGCCTGCGGCCAATCCCACACCTCCTAGTATCCCAACACCTCTGCCTGCTATTCCTAATCCTGTTCTACCTGCACCACCCTTGCCGAAGAAACCGCCCGCACCTCCACCGGTTGGGTTAGCCATCTTGAATCCTGCAAACGTACCTGCTGTGATCGCCGCCACCTGTTGTCCGAAGTCCAGTAGATATTTGCCACCCAGACCCGCCAACAATAAACCTGCCGTCACACCTGGAGATTTTGCCAACACTGTTGCGATGCTTCCGCCCTTGCCAAATGCTCCCTGCACACCATCAAAGAATGTGCCCAAGGCCGGACCAAACGCCTGTAACAGTCCTGTCTCTATCGATTGGAATTGACTTGCTAACACTTTAGTTGCCTGTTCGAATGTTGTTAGACTTCCTACTAGTTTCGATGCTTGTTTTTCTTGTTCGGCCTCAACCTCTCCAAGGTCGTTTACTCGTCTGCCTAGTTCTATGAAACCACCTGTAAGTCTTAAGAAGTCTACCTGTCCAGTAACAGCAACTTTGTTAAATCTTTCCAAACTGTTTGCTGACAGATCTCTGAATTTCACAAGTGCTTGTTCACTTGATAGAGTGCCTGCAATCAACTGTTTGATTACTGCACCTGCCTGCGGCACGTTCTGTGCAATTTCTAGTGCGGCATCAGTTACCGGAACACCTGCATTGGCTATCAAGTCCTGAAAGCCTGTTGCTAATTCCGGAGAGATGCCCTCTACTGTCGCCGCAAAGCCTTGCAATCTTTTTCTAGTCTCTTCTGTTTGTCCTTGCAATGCCGCTTGGAATCTTTCATTGCTCTTTTGATTTTCGATAGCGGCTCTCAATTCATCTCTTTGCTGTCCTGTCAGTTTTGCTAATCTATCAAGTTCAAGTGCGAAAGATATTGCACTGTCTCTTTGTTGATCACTGGTCAAACGATCTAGCACTCCGGTTCTTCTCTGTGAGTCTAGGTTTAACAATAGTGTTTCATTTATTTCATCAACTGTGAATCCCAGTGGAGCCAATTGCTTGACGCCCAAGTCTCTGGTCTGCTGACCCAACTGTGCTATGAATTTTGCACCCTGTGAAGATGACCCTGCTATCGCCGCCAAATTCTGAGAATTTTCTGCAACAAGTTTTGCGAAATCATCCAAAGGCAACGCGGCGTCGTGGGCCGCCATTCTTAGATCCACTATGCTCTTACCAAAGTTGGCACCTGACTGTGACAGTTGTCTGAATGTTTCTATGTTGACATCTAGCCTATTGCCTAATATTCCTAGACCTTTCACATTGTCTGTGAAAGCACTGATTGATCCTGATCCTTCGAATGCCGCCTTACCTAAACCAATAAATGACTGTCCTACCTTTTTAGTGACCTCATCAAGTTTTTCCTGTGATTTCTTAAGGTCCTCGTAATTGTCAATTTGATCTTCTAGTTCGTCTGTTAATTTTTTTCTGAGTGGGTTGCTCTTTTTAAGATTATTAATCTCTTGTCGTGCTTCTCTTATTTTGTCCCTGGCTATTCTCGCTTCTTGTTCTCTGGACGCTTTTTTGGCCCTTGCTTCTTTTGTAATCTCCGAAGATAGGCCTCTAATCCGTTTTTCCAGATTTTCTATTTCTTTATCATCTATTGCCATATGACTTTATTTTGCACCTTTTTATACGCATATAAATATTGACACTTATACGCTGTTAGTGTATATTTATAGAATAAAAAAATGACAGAAAATAGCAATCCACTTAACAAGTATTTCAGGCAACCGGCCCTGTATGTATCACTGCCTTCGGGCACCAACTATCCACCACACGTGGTAACACCCTCACAGACAGGCGAATTGGGAGTGATGCCAATGACGGCCAAGGATGAAATCAGGTTCAAAACACCAGACGCACTCATGAACGGCCAGGGAGTTGTTGACGTTATACAAAGTTGTTGTCCAGATATCAAGGACGCATGGCAGATCCAAAGTTATGATTTGGACACTATATTGATAGCAATCAGGATAGCCACATACGGTGAGACAATGGACATGAGTTTCGTTGTTCCTGGGGCAAATGAAACAGTGAATCATTCGGTAAATCTTCCAGCACTGCTTGAAGACATCAAAGCCGAGAAGATCTTGACAGAGGTCACACTGGACGACGGACTGAGAGTTAAAGTAAGACCATTGACATACAAAGACATGACACAGACATCTTTGCAGACTTTCCAACAGCAGAAGATGTATACCGCAGTGTCGGACTCACAGATGGCAGACGAAGAGAAGACCACTAGGTTCAATGAGGCATTTAAAAAATTAACAGAACTGAATTCAAATGTGTTGTTGAAAAATATGCAAAGCATCGTGATGCCGGATGGCACTGAGGTGACTGATCCCGCACAAATCAAAGAGTTCTTCGACAAAGCGAATGCAAAAATCATCAAAGAGATCGAAACAAAGATGATTGAGTTGAGATCGCAGGGTGCTGTCAAACCATTGAAGTTGAAGGCCACCGAAGAACAGATCAAAAAAGGTGCACCTACAAATTACGAGATACCAGTGAGTTTTGACAACGCAAATTTTTTCGTATAACCTTGCTTTCACAAACGAATTCTGAAATTATAAAAACTTTGAAGGACATGGAAAACTCCCAAAAAGAGTACAAACATGAACTCATGAAGATATGTTGGTACATGCGTGGCGGAATGACCTACTCAGAAGCCTCCGCTTTGAGCCCAACAGAACGTGAAATCATTGCACAACTGGTAAAAGATAACTTGGAAACTACCAAAAAAAGTGGTCAGCCTTTCTTCTAGAATATAGTATACTATAATGGTGTTTGAAAAAGCAGATAATTACAGAACATTATGTCAGAACGAGATCTAGTTCGAGAACTTAAGGAAAACATCAAGGAACTCACACAGGACCGAGATGATGCCCTGGCGAAGTGCAAGACCAAGGAGAGCCGTATGAGGCAGGTCATGATAAAACTCGAACACGCAACAGACGACGTGCAGAGCATGGGCCACAAGATAGGTGAGCAGAACAAGAAGATGGCAGACCTGGAGGCCCGACTGGAGACCAAGGAACGACTGCTTGAACAGGCACTTGAAAGGATCAAATCACTGACGGATGACTCAACAGAAGAAACAGACCCCGACACAGAAGATAAAGAACTGGATTAAGGATTTCGTCACGAAACCAAATCCCGTCTTCGGCAACCTGCCACCCTGTCCGTTCGCACAGAAGGCGATCATAGAGGACAAGGTAGCATTCGTGGAGATACCACGTGACGCAGACTGGCGCCAGGTGTACAGGCACATATGTCAGTATGACAGCAGGGACAAGGACGTGCTCTGCATCATTTGTGATCCGGACACGTTCACCGCGGAACAGACTGTGAGCATGGCGGAATGGTTCAACGAAAAACAGATGCCCCGTGACGTGGTGATACTGGAGGACCATCCTGGGATCGACGAGAGTGTGCGACACGTGAAACTCAACAACGGCGAGTACACGCTGTTCCTCGTGCAAAGTTTGAGCAAGTTGAACAGATTTTCTAAAATGCTGGAGTCAGGTCCCTATTACCGGAACTGGTCTAAGACTTATCTGGAATCAGTGAAAGGTTTCCGAGAGCGGAAAACTCAGTGAGTTTACTGTCCCTGCGACACAATCTACGATACTGCTTCTTGTTGGTGCTCCACTCGGTGCCGGTCCACCATTCGAATCCCTTGTAGTTGGCCTTGTATTCCGAGCTCTGCTCATACCCCGAACCCATGTAGAAGTACCTCACGTAGTGATTGCTGGCCCACTCGATCTCCATGTCCAGCGTGATGTCCGATATGGGTATGGTGTTGGCGTGTATCACGCTCTCCAGTCCCGCCAGGTCCTGTGAGTCAAAGGTGTCTATGGTCGAGTAGTTGTCCTCCTGGAACCTGTATCTCTTCTGTTTGGTGAATCCCACAATGTTGTCAGCGGTGCCCAGGTAGAACACCATGAACTGGTCACGCTTGTGATAGTGTGCGAACGGGTCGTAGTCCGCGCCAAAATTTTTCCGCTTCATGTACTGCTTGTAGATGTGCGGTAGCGACAACAGTTTAACCATCTCAGATGCGTCGATAACCTTTACGCCTATCTGCTCACCATTGTAGGTGTGTGACTTGTATCTGGGACGGTACAGGTCCATGTTTATGCGTGTGCTACGTGATTGGTAGAAAACTTCTTTGTGCTTGTCTATGGGGTGGTCCAGCGCCAGCCAGCCTCGGTCCAATGCCTCCGCCTCCTCGTCATGGTCCACTATGGCCATGGGTTTGCATATCACTAGGTCCTGCTGTTCCTGTTTGCCGAAAGTGTGATCGAATAGTAGTTCCATGCTAATACTTACTGCTGATTCAGAGACGGCTTACGCCATCTGAAACTTCGCTTACGCTCGTTTCTTTTTTTAACTTACGCAGTTGTAAAAAACTTGAACGCAGTATGCGTTCTCTGTGGTAGATGAGCAGTCACAATTC